GTGAGTTTCATTATTTTCAGTAGAACCCATCCCCTCCCTTATTTTTCTTGCTCTTATTTTTTTATCGTTATATGATTCTACCTTCCCCCCATCTTGATACTTCTTCAACCCCCTCGTATACTCTTGGGATTTCGGGGGCATCTTCTTGTCTGCACCTGCACCCCCCCAGAAAGCCTTATCAGCCCAATAGGCTGCGCTCATCTTGCCTTTAGCAATGTTCTTAGCGTGACGAGCTTTAAAAGACTTGCGTGCTTCAGGGCTGTAATTGTGACCCATATTCTGGTCCCCAAAGCGGATAAGCTTTACGCTATCGCCCTCTTTCGCAAGAACAATACCCTTCTTCGTAGGGTGGCTGGGGGTTTTCTTTGGGCTGTTGACTCCCGCTAAACCGTGCTTCTTGATGAGGTTCTTAATGCGGTTATCCATCTTATTTCAGTTCTGAGACGAAGTATTCGTGGAGTTCTTTGATGCTGTCCTTGAGGTACTTGTTCTCTCTTTCAAGCTGTTTTACTTTAGCTGAACTTGTTTTAACCTTTAAGCCATCCACACTTGCAACAGCTTGCTTGCTATCAAGTTCGTGGATAACGTGCTCAACACGAATAGCCAAGGTGTCTACAGCACTAGTTATGCTGTCATCGCAGCAAGGCTTCTTGGTTTTAGCATTGATAGGTTGCTCTGCACAGGAGTACGAGCAGAAGATTAGGCAGATAGATAATAGGTATTTCATTATTGTGCGTTGATAGATTCTAGCTTGATTAAGGCCCTCACAAGCAAGCTGTCACTAACCTTGAGCTTGTTTTCTAGGACATTGACCTTTTGCTCAAGGATTTCAACTTTACTACCGCAAACCTCAATCTGGTGCTGGTAGTTGGTCTTGTTGTCAATATACAAGTACCCGACACAGATAATGGTGAAGAATAGCATCCCAGCAATGGGTTCCTTGGTGAATTTTTCAAGGACAGCAAGTAGTTCTTTCATATTGTAAAAGCAGAGAAGGTTAAAGATTCTATATCTATATTATCGGTTACGCTAGCTAGCACATAGACGTTAAACTCGTCATTTGTATCCGCCTTTACAAAAGCCTCGCAAAATGCCGAATGAGCGTGAACTCCTTTAGTTGTAACCTCGCAAGCGGATTGAGCTATAATGCTGCTATTTTTAGCAAGATAAAATGTGTACTCTCGGCTATTAATACCAGCAAACGACAACAGTACAGCAATACGAAGAGTTGAAGTTGAAGTACCTGTGTAGGTTATTGTATAACTAAATGATTCAAAAATGGTTCCTAATTTTTCACCTTCGGCCATTGTGGCATCCAAAAGAATAGTAGACCCACTAACAGTAGCAAATACAACTGGTGAATTTACAAATAGCGACATCAACCCTCTTTCCCCATTGAGCGTAACGCTATCGGCAAGGTCATCGAATAGTCCACCCACACGTGCGGCGGTGTTTGCACCTGCGGTGGTTTCAGAGGAAATCGTTGCGGCTTTTGCCTCCAGTTGACTTCTTGTCTGTACAGCCATTACTCAAAGGTTAAGTCAAAGGTGAAGTCGAATATACCTGCGGTTACCTGTTGGTCATAAACAAGATTAAGCTCCCTTTGCGGTTGAAAGTTAAGCGCATAGGTCTCCTGTGCAGGGATAGCAAACCATAGCGGTGGTGGCCCATCTGCTGCAGTTCTAATTATAATCGTAGTTTCAACAGTCGGCTTAATCATACTAAGTTATCGTTACGTCTTCATTAATTAGGAATGTCCCGTACAGCCAAGTTTGCACGAGGCTATCGGATGCTCTTGTGGTCTGAAGGTCATACACATACAAACCAGAGCTTACGTTAGCCATTGTCGTCGAAGAAACAGTGACCGTTAGAACACCGCTTGCTGTACCAGAAAAAACAAAGCCAGTTGCGTTTGTCGGGATGACTGCTGTTCCAGTAGCCGTGTCGGTTTCACGAACCTCCATCTTGTAGGTAAAGACAGAACCAGAAACATTGACAACAGAACCAGAGGAGTCCCTGACATTGACAACCATCTTGAACGTGTCTCCACGTCTGCAAACAATGTCAACCCTTTGAGCTTGGTCTAGTCTTAATGTGCTCATTTTAAGCTTGTTGTGTCATTTCTTGCTGGCCCCCAAAGATACTATTCATAAGCTCTTCGTCTGAAGACATAAGTTCCCCTCTTTCACCTTTTCTTTGGCTGATTAGCTTAGATTGCTCAATAGCTTGAGACTTGACACGCTCATCCTTAGCCTTCTCCTTCTTGTCTTCGAGCTGTTCTCTAAACATCTTATCACCTTGAGTAACCATATTTCTCATATCCGCTTCCAATCTAGCTAACTCCATTTTAAGGGAATATTCTGTTTGAAGCAATTGAGCTTTTGCCTCCATTTCTAGTTGAATCTTTTGGGCCTCAAGTTGAGCTTGAGCCTGTAGCTCTTGAATCTTTGCTTGAGAAGCAACCATAGTGGTTTCTTGGTTGGCCTGTGCTTGCATTTGACTATTTTGAGCAGCTAATTCGGAATTTTGCCGAACTCTCTTCTTTCTTCTGACAATTAACATCATTTCAGCCTGGTCTACATCCTTTAACCTCCTAATAGCTATTGCATCTTCAAGGTCTATTTCCTTCTGAGCTAAGGACGATTGTATATTAGCTTCAAGATAAGCTTTATCTGTCTCATTCATTTCTGTGACTACCTTTACCCCGAAGTTGTACATCGGTAGGTCAGCAAAGGATGACAGAACCTCCATATTCGCCTTACCTATAGCATTCTCATATACCCTGTAGATAACCGATTCAGTAGGGAGAATCTGAAGACACTTAATGATGTCCTCGCAAACCTTCTTGAACAGAACCATTGACGAGTGAGTAATGTCGTAGGTGGCGTTGTTTGAAGCGTCAATCGCTTGCTGACGAACTCCAACCAAAGCATCGCCTTTCGGTGTTGAACCGTCGACAACCTCGTTAATACCCGTGGTATCACGAATCATTCGCAAATAGTGGTTGTATAAAGCCACAAGCTCGTTGATGTTCCGAATCTGATTTTCAATAGAACGAATCGGTGGGTTTTGAAAGCCGCCCTCTGGGTTCTTAGAGCGATAGTAGAATACACCAGTCTGCTCGTAGATGTCTTGAATTTGCAAGGGCTGTAGGTCCCCTCCTTGACCAAGCTGCACGTTCTCAAGGCCTTCTATATCAATAATAAGCCCATCAGGCTTAGCTTTAGCGATAGCTTGCTGAATCTTGAGGTGAGTAATCTGGAGCTGGTCAGCAAAGCCAATCACCGATGAAACCATCGACTTGGGCTGTAGTCTACGCATATTTACAGCTACAGCACTATAGGACATACGTGCCCTTGTAATGTCGTGAACATTCTTTGGCACATTTTTCTTCATCCCGTAAGCAAAAATCATATCGGTTCCAAGAACGTAAGTTCCCCCGTAAACCGTCGCATAGGACATCTTAAAGGGCTGCCTGTCGTACACGCTTTCACGTGGTGGGGTGTAGATAGCCCCCTTGAAGTAAAAACCTACATTACCGAACTTAGACTCCTTGCTTTCGTAGAAGACATTATCAACGGACATAAACTCAAAGTCAAGCACCTCAACAATGTACTCGTCGTATCCGTAAATCATACGGTTCGTGTACCTGTCGTAGTTTGAATAACCGATTCTGCCTGGGTTGTTGGAGTATTTATACTGAACATCCCTAGCAATCTTCTCGTACTGCTCCTCAGTTAGCTCATCCCCTGCGATCCTTTTTAGCTCCTGAATGCTAAGCCTTTTGATGTGACCAGCGTAAGTAAGGTCAGCCATATTGGGGTCCTCTGTGTAGGAGTGGACAAAGTAAGCTGGGTCAACGTAGTTTGTGGTAATCCCGTAATTAGGGTCATTTTCACGCTTTACAACAGCCATACCTAAAGCAACAAAGTCATTTACGCAACGTCTAAAAACGCCATCGTTAAAATCATTCCATTCGAGAGTTAAGTTTGTAGCAATCTGTGAAGCTATCTCCGCATTGGTCTTTATGTTGTTTTCAAGGAATATCTCGGCTTCTTCTGGGGTTTCTGGGATATTCTTGTCGTCAACGCCAGTATTAACACCAGCCTGATTAGCCATTTGAATAAGTTCCTTATTTTGAACTTGGAACTTAACTTTAGCTTTCTGTTTTTCCTTTTCTGAAATAGAAAGTGGGTCAACGGCCTCCACATTAGGATAGGGCTTGCGACCTAGAATCTTGTTGACGACAATGCGAACAAACTTAGGGACGATAGGGACTGGGGACCAGTCGATATTAATCAAAGAACCGTCCCCGTTGTTTGGGTCCAACGAGGTCAGAATCTGTTTGTAGATAGCAACATCTTGGGTTCCGTTGGCGTAATCCCTGTTCCTTTCAAACTCCCCGTATCGTCTAGCAAACGCACTCTGTGCGTCATCGGTTCTGCCCCATTGGCCTTCAATGGCCCTTGCATACTTCAAACCGTACTCTTTGGTCTGCTTCGCCTCTGTCGGAGCTAACGGATTAGGGAAGTTCCCACTAGGGAAGTTTATATTTTTAGCCATTCCTTTCGATTGGTCAATTTGGCTACAAATATACTCAAAATCCGTTGATTATAAGCGAGTTATAGGTTTATGCTTTCTGAAGAATATTCTCTCTGACAAATCGGCTTTTGGCTTAGCTACCTTGTACTTCTGAGCTGCCAAAAGGGCAAGACCTGAAGATATCGTTAAGTCGTACTTGGTCCTGTCGTCCACCTTGAAGTTAATCCAGTCCTCCAGAGTTCTCTCCAGATACATCTTTCCGTAGCTTCCTGAGTCGTCGTTGATGCCTACGTGCTCGTGGATGTACGACTCAATGGCCTGTGCGTGGGCCTGGATAACATCCTGACTATTAGAGGGAATCCCCTTGGTTTTTATATTTGCATTACTATGTGGAGCCCTGAGATGTTCTGGTCTGTCAAGGACGAACCCGTCGTAGCCTCGTGCCTCAAAGTATCGGACAATCCCGTATTTATTGTTTTCAATGAGCAATGGGTATCCGAAGAATACGGCAGCTTGGAGGATGTCCTCATAGAAAATCCTCGCAAGAGGTGGCCTCTCTGCGTATTCGGCAACAAACAGGTTGGATGGGTGCTCAATATTGAATTTGTTGAATAGGTGACAGGCTCCCTTGGAGCCCCTACCATCCATCGTATTGTCAATATCGTAGGAGTCAACCCCCCCACAACCTATAAGCTCATTCCCTGGATACCACTTCCCGTTCCTCGTTACCTTGTTGTTTCTCAGATGAGTTGGAGGTAGCCAAGAAACCCTCCACTTTCCGCTCTCGCTAGCAGACCAAACCACCTCGCTGTCCTGTAAACCGTCCCTCCATACAAAGTTCCCCCTAATTACAGGCAAAGGGTATAGCTCCCTGTTGTACTGCAGCTGCTCGTAAATCTTACCAATATTAAAGTGTGAGGACTTTGTGGATTCCCTGAATGCCTCGTCGATGGTCCAAGGGAACTGCCTAATAACCTCGTTAAGCTCGTATCCATCCTTGCTAAGAGCCTTTCTTTCGTTTGACAGGTAAACCTTTGAGCCAGTGTTCACGAAGTCCCCGTCCATCGTCCTGATAGCGTGCTTAGGCTTTTCAATAATAGGCTTACCGTATGGGTCAAAGAAGCCTTCTAAGGCCTCGTAGGCTGGGATAAAAATGCGGTATAGCCCAGACCTCGTCCTACCGTTTTCATTGCGTTCTAGGGGGTCTGAGTCGTTGTAGAGCTTACGGAAGTTTGCCCCTCCCTTGTCCAACTGGTTAACCGTGCTACCCACCAGAGCCTTACCGACAATCTTCTTACCGACAATCAGACAGGTTCTATGGATTCGCCACACCTCCGTGATGTCCATAGGGTTTTCCCACTTACCCGCTTCATCCAAATACAACAGATGGAGCTTTTCACCGTCGTAGGCGTTTGATGTAGTGTTCTTCCAGTTGATAACCGTGTCCAGAGCCTCTGTTTTACCGATGGTCTTGTTGGTTTTTGTGATTCTTCTAGCAGGTTCTCTAAAGGCTAGTTCCATCCTTGGGTTGGTTGTACCGTCTTGGATAGGTTTAAAGAAAAACGGATAGCCACGATACATTGGGAGTACCTTCTTCATAAAGATGTTTTCCTGAGCATCCTTTCCAGTCTTGGACATAATGCCAAGAACCTTGTTGGAGATAGATGTCCCCTCGTTAACCGTGATTGCTGAGCTTATGTTCGTGTATCCACTACGACGGCATTTAACGTACAGCTGCCCTAAGCATCTAGGGTCTACAAAACAAGCCTTTGCGTGGATAAATAGCTTTCTTTGAAACTCAAGGTATCCCCCATAGCCGATATCCATCTGACTCCATTGTAGGAGCATATAGTGGTCCCCTGTGATGTAGGTGGGCTCCCCGTCGTTGTAGAACCACACCCCGCTTCTGCGCCTTTCAAACTCTTGTTTGATGTAGGGGGAGTATTTGTCCTTGAATTCCTTGGGCTGTTGGTTCCACTCGTCCATCGAGCGAATCTTCTCTAGCTCCCTAGGAACATCTAATCGATTCCATTTCTGGTCTTTTTTCGGAAGATTCCGAAATAGAATCTTACTTTTTTCAATCTGTTTGGGTAGTTGGATAATAAGTTCTGCAATCTCAACGATTTCCCCAGCAGTATCGTCAGGGCAAATGTTGACGACAGGCTCCTTGAAACCTTTGACATTCTTTAATCCAGCCATTACTTAGCGAATTCTTCTGCAAAGCCACTTGAATAGTCGGACTCTTGCTCAATCTCCCCGTCCTCTTTCAGTGAGGATATCATCTCCTCAATCTTCTGCCTTTCTTGCAACAGCTCTCTAGCGTCTGTAACCGTCTGCTTAATCGCAGACAGCTCAGCCTTTCTTGCTGCCCCAACAAGCTCCTGGGGGATAGGCTTACGCACCTCTTCAATAAGATTGGTGATGGCGTGCTCCATCGATGTCAGAAGCTGTTGAGCAGCCTCAATGGTCGAAAACTTAGGCTTTTTCTGCATACAGAATGTCATCAATACGCATCCTGTAAACGGTTTCCCCTTCGAGCTCCATCTCGTAGTCTGCGTTGTTTGCGAAGTAAACCTTGTCCCCTTTCTTAATTCCCTCCCTGTCAAGCTCGTCGGATTCGTACAGAATCGTAGCGATATTCTTCTTGACAGATGGTTGCAACAAGATAATCCCACTATTAGTCTTCTCCCCTTCCTCCTTCTCAATCCCTACAAACACCCAATCCGAGAAGAGCCTAAGCTGACCGTTTCTCTTGTAGGCATAGGCCTGAGTCCCGTGACCCCCTGTCTTGCTGTATCTTACGAGGTACAGGTTCTTGTCTATCTCAGCCCTTGCGTCAAGAACCACGTGGTGGTGGAAATAGAGTATGTCCCCGACACGAACAGGAGTCTCGTGCTTCAATGGTACTCCAACAACCTCTCCGTAGCAGTATCGGTTCTCAAACTCCCTGAATTTGCTTTCAAGATAAAACTCCTTCCCCGCCATCTTAAAGCTGTCTTTGAACTTCTTTGGTAGCTTCACCAAAAAGTCGTGGACAGGGGTTATCTTAGAATTTGCAGTCATATTCAACGATTACAGGCATATTCTTGACGCTTTTCCAGTGCAAAGTACCCTCAGTATTCTCAATGAATATCTCAAAGCGGTCTCCTTCGTCGCTTTCAACGATAGCCACTACTTGGCCTCCACCAGCTGGCATACCGATAAAGTAAGCCATAGCGTCTTTAGGGTTTACACCGATAATAATCTTGCGTATCATATCAATTAAGGTTAATCCAGTCAGAGGCCGTTGTAGAGCCTTTTTCTGGAGGAGTCTTACGCATAATGCGTTCCTTTCTCTCTCTAGCCATCTCACTTGAGTGTGCGTAGTACACATTGTCTAGAATCTCTTCTAGCTCGTCTTCATCCGTTACATTTGTAGCGTAGAATACGTCAATCTTAGCCTCTTCTTCCTCGATAGGGTTGATAAGCTTTTCAATCTCGTCTTGCTCTTCGTCTTCAAATTCAATGTCTTTGACACCTATTGCGTTTACGTAGAACGAGCCTGGACCAGCCCCGTACTTGATTAGGAGGGCTTGGATTTGGTTGTTGAGGGACTTGAATTCTTTAGAGAACTCTTTTACTTGTTTTCTAGTCATATGAATTAAATTTGCACAAATATACTTCAATAAATGGCTACTCATAAAACACCCAAACCCAAGAAGCAAGGAACCGTACTTGTCGTAAGAGAATTTAGGAAAGAAGACAGGAGCAAGATTGGGAAGAACTACCTCAAATACCACAAAATGGCCTTCCTTGACATTATGAGGAACGAAGGCTTAAAGAAGGTGGAGATTGATGTTTTACTGTTTGTATACGACCTTGAGTTCTTCACTGCTAAGTACGCAGCTGCACAGCTTGCCTATGACGGTCATATAAACTTCAAGAAGGATGTCCTTGAGCCTTTAAGGAAGAAGGGGATGATTATCAACTACATCAACAACGGGGATATCAGCAACGAGGATAGGCAAAGATTCAGAATCCCTCAAAGCCAGAAGTTTAGCATACGCTTTGCGATAACGCAAAGAGCTAGGATGATTGTGCAGAGGCTCTACAATAAGCTAGAGGGGAAGATACCTATCTTTCTCAATGACGAGAAATGACTTTAAACGGCATCTCCAAGGATGCCCCCTCGTGGGGTTTGAACTCTCCGTCGTGTTTCATTAAAAAGAAGCGCCCACCCTTGTTCATCCAGTGATAACCCTCTGGGGCCTTCACCATTATCTTACTCGGTTTCTTGCTCGCCTTCATTACGATGGTTTTCCCAATCGATTGCATATTGCGCATCCCATCCGAGGAATGAATGCACTCCTATTGGGGTTGGCCATACCTGATAGCGTGACCAATGGGCAGGTTCTGCACCTTCCCAAAGGATATCCACGCACCAAGCATTTGGTTTGTCGGGGTTGATGTGACCAAGTTCAACGCAGGTATTCGGCTCTGCCTCCGCATCGTGAATTGTGCGAAAGTCGGCGTAAGTGTTAAATTGATATTTGCGGAAGGTCGGCATGGTTATGGGATGAGGGATGCGAGTTCTTCCAAACTGACCCAAGCGGTATCGCCGTTGTCAGCCTGTACAAGTGCGCCTTCGTTGTTTTGGTAGATTATTGACATGGCTATGTGGTGAGGGCTTGGAGTTGCTCATTCGTAAGCCTTGTGGTGTAGAGGGCGGCGGCACGGATGCGGGCGTTCAAAAACGAATCATTTGATGTGTCCTCAATTTTACCGAGGTTCACCATACTCAAGGATGATGGGAATGTTGCACTTGTTCCGCTTACAACTGCTCCGCCATCAATACTTGCAAACAAGTTGCCGCTAACGCCAACTTTCTCATACGCAAAAGCAATTTTGTGATACCCACTTGTAAAATTTCCAAGGCTTATAGTTGTGCTTTGTATTTGAGCATTCCACGCAGAGCCAACATAAACCAACATTATCCTATTTAATTGACCTCCATCCGATAGCGTTAATAATCTTCGGGTTGTTGAGTTATTAGTTGCTTCAAATTCCACATAAATCGTTCCGCTTGTCTGCCCGATACTCCCGCTGACCGCTCCGCTGACCGAAATCAAATCGGCGTTGCGGGTGATTGCTGCGGTGGTGGTGGGGATGTAGGAGGTGGCTACGCTGCTGGCTTCAAGCTGTGCGCCCCAGCCGTAGAGTACATCGGTGACTGTGCCTGCAAACGTAGGTAAGCGTGTCGCCCCGCTTGCGGTGATTAAACCCGCTTGAAGGCCAATAGCTGTACCATTCACATTGCAAGTCGCGGTGAAGCTGCACCGATACCAACCGTTGCCATAGTTTTCAATACGAGCGTTGCGATTTGTGTCTGCGCTTGTTCCTCCACTTGCGACTACCGCCCCAACCTGCAAGTCAAAATTGGCAAAGCCTAATTGAGTAAATCGTGCGCTACCAAAAGTCAATTGCACATACCGCCCTGCGTCACCTGTTCCCGCCTTGAAAAATGCCGACTGCGTGTAAATCGTGCCGCTTGTAAATGCGATGTTGGTTGATGAGTTGGAATAAATATTATGAAAAACATTACCACTCGTAGGACTTAAAGCATTAGCCGTGAACGTGCCATCAGGTGCTTTGAACGCATCGGTTGAACCTGTTGCCCTTGTCACTCTTGGTGTCCCGCCTTCCGATAAGTGCCAATTACTCCCACTCGCCCACGTTTCGCTGTGAAACGCCTCATTCTTCCCACTCGGCTCAACAAGCAACGCAGGGCAACCCGTAACCCCGCCGCTGGCGAAGTAGTCCAAGCGAGGGATGTTGATTGCTGAAGTTCCATCAACCGTGACACCTGCAAACCGAGTTCTTGCAATTGTCGTGGTGGGGATGTACTCGGAAGCGGATGAGCCTGTTTCAAGTTGTGCGCCCCATACATAAAGATTAGTTCCGCTTGTTGCAGTTGTTCCATTTGCGGCATCAGATAAACTGACTATTAATGTATTACTACCCGAAACAATTCCTGAACTTGTGTAAATGCAACGATACCATCCATTGCCGTAATTCTGCATTGATGCAGTTCCTCCATTGACCGTTCCCGTGACTGCTCCCGCATTAAGATTAAACCAAGCACCTCTTGCGCCTCTCGCTATATTGCCAAGCGACAAAATGTGACTTGTACCTGCTTTTCCAAAAACGGAAATAGTGTAAGTTCCTGATGCAATGGAAAGGTCTTGATATATGTTGCAAGCGGATGCGGAAGTAGATGTCAATAAATCCGCATCAGTCGAATTATCAGGAGCAGTAAACGCCGCCGTTGTGCCTGTGGTTATACTTGTATTGGTAGGCACCCACGTTCCGCTCACCTCAAATCCCGCACTCTGCAAGCACAAATTTGTCTTTGCCGATTCAATCAATCCGCTTGCATTCACACGGGTCGCCGAAGTCGCACGGGTGACCGTGAAATCGCCGTTAGCCGTGGGGATTTCAGAGTAAAGCGTACCACTATTGAACCTCGCTGGTACAATAACCAAAGAAGGCTTTATGGACGATTTGCTGTATAAAGCATCAAACCTATCGTAAAGACAGTTCTGCACCGCAGGTTGCTCCGGAGTCGCAGCGCCAGCAGCGCCAGACCTTACATTGTAATTGCTCCAAATCTGAGCAGCGGGATCAACGCTTGAGGCGAAAGTCGTGTGTGCCCTGCGCCCACGCAGTGCCCTACCGTTCGGATCTTTCTTACCCCTCGTAGGCATCAGACATCAATTCAATTTGGAAGCTTTGACCAGATGCCGGAGTAAATGCTCCAAGTGTTTCCAGTATGCCTACCAGAGTTCCCGTAGAAGCGAACTCCTGACGAATGCCCGGTCCAGGAGCGCCAGCACCAGTGGCACCGGGCACAGTAACCAAAGGCGCTAAAGACCGCTGAAAACATATCCTAGCCGTGTCTACAACACTTACCGAACCACTAGCCGAATTAACCCAGGTCGTAAAGTCCAAATACCCGACATACTTTGCTGCATCTGCATAAACGATAGCCATAGCCGCATTGTCACCAACCGTTGTTCCCGTAGAAATAGTTTCCCCCGAAGCCAAGGTGTACAAATGAAGCCTAAGACCAGCAGTGATGCCCGAAGCGTTGGTGGTGGTGAAAATCTTGCCCTTGGTTAC